TAAAACAATACAACGGTGTAATGCAGATTACAACTACGCACGAAGGTTACTTTGATGAAAAAGGCAAGCGTGTAATTGATAAGAAAACTAATTTGCCTAAGCCCGCACCGGAGCCAGAATGGTTACTGTTTGAGAAATGTATGCGAGGTGATACTAGCGATAATATTTTTAGTGCATACCCCGGAGTGCGCGAAAAAGGTACTAAAAACAAAGTAGGTCTGCGTGATGCATTTGCCGATCGCAATGCTAAGGGCTGGGCGTGGAATAACCTCATGTTGCAAAAATGGACAGATCACGAAGGTGTTGAACACAGGGTATTAGACGACTACAATAGAAATTGTCAGTTATGTGATTTAACTGCACAGCCCGATCATATTAAGCAAATTATGTTAGACTGCATTAACTCAGAAGAACATAAGACAAAGAATATTTCACAGGTCGGTATTAGACTGTTGAAATTCTGTGCAGAATACGATTTACAAAAGATTAGCGAACAAGTAACTAGCTACGCTGAGCCACTTAATTCGAGGTACGCATAATGAATGTTGTTTCTAAAGTATTGATTCCAAATAAAGAATGGATTATTGAAAATCAAGGTGAAAAAATAGGATCCATTGCTAAAATAAAAAAGGGATACGAATTTTTTAGACATGGACATAAAATAAATTTCAAAGACCTAAAAGATCTTACTAAAGAATTTGGGGATGCTTTATTTGAAGAAAAAAAGACGATCAAATTTAAAGTCGAGCCGTTAGTACATCGAATTTATGATTTTCCATGCGGTGCAAAACCATTTGAAGCTGTGTATAATGTTAAGAAAAAATTACCACTTTTTGCCAAGAGTGCAAAAAGTAAAAGCCAATATTGTGCCGGGTACTACGTTATCAAATTTAGAAAAGGTTGGGTAAAAAGTTTTTGCCCAAAACTAATAACATTGGAGCGGTACCCATTCGAAGGCCCGTTCAAAACAGAAGCAGAAATGAAATCTGTATTAACTAGCATTAACAAAAATGAAACAACTTAATACATTACCTATCGAAGATTTTCTAGATAAAGCCAGAGTTGCTAGAAAAAGCGGACAAAAGTCAATTACATTATCTATTAAAGAAGTAACTGATTTACACGATAGTCTTAGTGTAGTAATGACTAGATTATCAGGGAATTTGGATCAAATAGTGAACGATACCAAGTTTCCTGATAAGATTGAAATAAAAGTAGACGGCGGAAAATTCTAACTATGCTGCTAAATATATACGCACTTTTCGGAGAACGTATAAATGAGCAGACCAAAACCTAAAGTACTGTTAGAAATCACAAATAAAAAATCTTATAAGACTGATCAGGTTTTAGAGTCTGATGCTATATGGGCAGTATTTTATCAGGATAAGCCTATTAATCTAAAAACATCTAGTATAGTTGCGCAACAGTTAGGTCCTAAATACAAAAAAGTTAGTTTTTCAAATAGCGGCCATGCATTTAACTTGGCAGAAAAACTAAACAAACTTTTTAATAGCACAGACTTTGCCGTTTATAAATTAACCACAGGCGAAAAAGTTGTAGATGAATCCGAAGTATGAAATTACCAAAGTTGTTTTAGAATCGCTAGGATTAACTGCTGACGAAAAACGAATTAAGCAAACAATTCCAACCTGGTGGGTAAATCCACGAAACAAAGAAAAAGGTGGATTAAGGCTTACTGATCAAGGGTTCGAATGTTTAGTAAAAGCTGATATTAAATGTTACGAAATTAAATTTGAAGAGCCAATTATCTACACTAATCAATTGGCAATTTGGATTGATCAAAATATAGAATTCCCATTTTACATAACCAAACGATCAATTCATGTCTTTGGAGAAAAATTAGCGGTACAATTAGTGTTGTTTTCCGGCAACATTGCAAAATTCCATAGAGCCCAAAAAAGATTCGCAGAAAAACAGAAAAACTCTTGACACAACCGTAGATCTTTGCTACAATAGTAACACTGTAAAACAACAGTATCCTAACAGTTTTTAAAGAAAGCGCACTATGTCCAAAGAGATGACAGTCAATCGTACCGTTAGCCCCAACGAAGCTAAATCGGCTATTCGTAAATGTCTTAAGAAGCAACGCCCTGTATTCATGTGGGGGCCTCCAGGTATTGGTAAGTCCGATATTATTAAACAGATCGGTTCTGAAACCGAGCGTGAAGTGATTGACGTGCGTCTGTCACTTTGGGAACCTACCGACATCAAAGGTATCCCGTATTACAACTCAACCTCTAACACAATGACTTGGGCACCTCCTGCAGAATTGCCTACTGATCCAGAATCTACTGCTATCTTGTTCTTGGACGAACTGAACTCTGCGGCTCCTGCTACCCAAGCGGCTGCTTTCCAGTTGGTGCTGAACCGCCGTGTTGGTACTTACATTCTTCCAAAAGGCGTTAGTATTGTTGCCGCAGGTAACCGTGAAGCAGATAAGGGTGTTACTTATCGTATGCCAAGTCCTTTAGCTAACCGTTTCTTGCACTTGGAACTCCGCTGTGATTTCGAAGACTGGATGCAATGGGCGACTGCTAACAAGGTGCATGAACAAGTTGTCGGTTATGTGGGTTTTGCCAAGCAAGATCTCTACGACTTTGACCCTAAGTCTAGTTCGCGCTCGTTTGCTACTCCACGTAGCTGGTCCTTTGTGTCCGAGCTGTTGGAAGAAGATGACGTTAGCGAAAGCACTTTGACTGATTTGGTTGCAGGTGCTGTCGGTGAAGGTCTTGCTGTTAAGTTTATGGCACACCGTAAGGTGGCAAAACAAATGCCTAAGCCAGAAGACATTCTGGCAGGTAAGGTTAAGAAGTGTGATATCAAAGAAATCTCTGCGATGTATTCACTTACTATTAGCCTGTGCTACGAGCTTCAAGAAGCTGACCGCAAGAAGATCAAAGATTGGGATGCAATGGCAGACAATTTCTTTGGCTTTATGATGGATAATTTCCCAACTGAGTTAGTTGTTATGGGTGCTAAAGTTGCATTGACTAACTATCAATTGCCGTTCGATGCATCTAAGTTGAAGAACTTTGACAAATTCCATGATAAGTATGGCAAGTACATTATCCAAGCAATGGAAGGTTAAAATTGGGCCCTTCGGGGCCCTTTTTGCTTGCTCTTTGAGCAAAATGAATATATAATTGTATGTATTAACAAGGAACTATTATGACAGTAATGAAGACTGAAAAAGTTAAAAAGCAAGATTGGGCCAAGCAAGAATTTAGTCCGTCTGAGAAAGCTAAGATTCTGGACAAACTGATTACTGCCCGTGTTGGTCTTCTGTTGCGTCATCCATTCTTTGGTAACCTTGCAACACGGATGAAAATGATTGAAGCAGGAGACTGGTGTCAGACTCTTGCAACTGACGGTCGTAATTTTTATTACAATCTTGGATTTGTTAATAAGCTGAACCCTAAAGAGTGCGAATTCGGGTTCGCACACGAAGTCCTCCATAATGTGTTTGATCACATGGGTCGTCGTGAAGGTCGCGATCCTCAACTGTCTAACATTGCGGCAGACTTTGCTACTAACCAAATCCTTAAAGACGAACGAATCGGTACAGTGCCTAGTCTTATTAAGATCTTCCAGGACGACAAGTATCGTGGAAAGAGCTACGAAGAAATTTATAACGATCTGTACGAAAAGGCCGACAAGATTGATCTGAGCCAACTTGGCGAACTGTTAGACGAGCACTTGGACGGAGAAGGCGATGGTGACGGAGAAGGCGAAGATGGTGATCAAGACGGCAGTGGTAAGGGTCGCCCTAGACTGACTGCTGAGGAAAGGAAGCAGATCCGTGATGAGATTAAAGAAGCTATGGTAGCGGCTGCACAATCAGCAGGTGCTGGTAAAATGCCAGGTGCCATTGCTCGAATGATCAAGGACTTCACTGAGCCAAAGATGGACTGGCGCCAACTGTTGCGTATGAATATCCAAAGTATTCTAAAAAGCAATTACAGCTTTGCTCGCCCAAACCGTAAGAGCCAACAATGCGGTGCTATTTTGCCCGGCATGATGAACCAAGATACCATTGACGTTTCTGTCGCAATTGACATGAGCGGATCTATTAGTGATGCTATGGCT